GGTCGGCGAACTTCACGCCGCCGGTGACGCCCAACGATGCCGGTGGTGGATGGCCGTTGCGGCCGATCGCCGGGTTCATGAACAGCCTGTTGCACTTCGACGGCACGAACGGCTCCACGTCATTTCCCGATAGCGCGCGGGCGCACACGTGGACTGCGCTCGGCAGCGATCACATCGACACCTCCCAAGGCGTATTCGGCCAGAGCTTGCGCGTTAACGCCGGGCTACACGGCGACGGGTCGAACGATTTTACCTTTGGCCTTGGCGATTTCACCGTCGATTTCTGGGCGCGCACCAACAGCAGAGACGACGGCGCGTCCGGCTGGGATGCTCGCGACGGCGGCGGTGGGCCGTATCCGGCGATCCAGATCATTGCTGACGGCGGCGGCGGCTTCGTGTGGAATTATCGGCACAGTGGCGCCAATCAAATCACCGGCTCGATCCCGCACGTCAACAACCAGTGGTACCACATCGCGGTCGCGCGCTCTGCGCTGACCACGAAATTGTTCGTGAACGGGGTACAGGACGGCCCGACGTTAGTGGGCGACAACACATGGCTCACGCTCGGCGGTAGTAACGCGCCATATGTTGGTTACAATTCGAGCGGGGCGGTTCCTTTTGATGGCTGGATCGATGAAGTGCGCGTCACGAAGGGCATGGCGCTGTGGACGAACAATTTCACGGTGCCTGCCGCGCCCGGCATCAGCGACGCGGGCCGCATGGTGCCGAAGTATGTGCTCAACAACCTGTTCATCGGCCGCGTCGCCTCGTGTGACATCACGCGCACTGAGGCGATCGTGTCGATCAACAGCTTCATCGAATTGCTTCAGCGCGACATGCCGCACCAGGTGTACCAGGCCCCGTGCCGCTGGACGCTATTCGACGCGGGATGCACGCTCAACCGGGCGTCGTTTGCGACCTCGACAGCAGTGGGCACGGTCACCAATAACGGCGTATTCTCAATCACGGCGGTCGTGTCCGATCACATTCTCGATCTTGGCTATCTGGTGTGGACGAGCGGCGCGAACACCGGCTTCACGCGATCGATCCGCACGAATGTCGCGGGCGTGCTGACGCTGCTCGCTCAGATGCCGTTCACGGTTGCGCCAGGCGATACGCTGGTGGTCTATCCCGGCTGCGATAAGCAGCTCTCGACGTGCATCAATAAATTCAGCAACCGGGCCAACTTCGGCGGCCAGCCCTTCATCCCTGCACCGGAGACGGCAGCATGAGCGAGGCGCAACGCAAGGAGGTGGTACGCATCGCGATGGAATGGGAGCGCACCCCCTATGTCCACCAGGGCCGGATCAAGGGCAAATGCGCTGACTGCACGTTCTTTGCCAAGGTGTTTGAGGAAGCAGGGCTAATCAAGCCGGTCGATATTCCGCCCTACGGCCCACAGGCGCATCTCAACCGCCAGGCGGCGGCGTACCTGCCGCTGGTATTGCAGCACGCCGCGCGCGAGATAGACGTGGCCGAGGCGCTACCCGGCGACGTGGTGATGTATCTGCTCGGTCGCACCTGGTCACACGGTGCTGTGATCATTGAGCCGGGCTGGCCGAGTATCATCCATGCCGACATTGGAGCTCGTTACGTCATTAGGGCACGTGGTGACGCAGGCCCATTCTCGGCTGCGCCGCGCCGGTTCTTCTCGTTCTGGTGATGCATGGCGCATCTGTTCCGCCCATCGTCGTCGGTCAACAATGCGCCCGCGAATGCGCCCGCCACGGCGCTGCGTATTCAGCAGAGCGTGCAGGGGCGGCCACGGTTGATCGGCTGGGGGCGCACTCGCATCGCGGGCAATCTGCTGTGGTACGGCGATTTCCAATCGTACCAGATCCAGGACCCGAGCAGTGCGGGCGGCGGCGGCGGCAAGGGCGGCCTCTTCGGCGGCGGACAGCAAAGCAGCGGCACGACGAAGACGGTCTACACCGCTTCGGTGATCATCGGCCTCTGCGAAGGGCCGATCGTCAGCGTCGGCCGTATCTGGAACAACAAGAGCCAGGCGCAGATCGTTTCGCCCGCTGTCGTGCTCGGCTGGGGTGCGACCGGCAGCAAAGGCGATCAGCCGTTCATCACGTTCGTCGGCGACTACAGCCAGAGCCCGTGGGGCTATATGACCTCGTTGCACCCGGGCCAGGATCTGAACTATCGGGGCGACGCCTATGTGGCAGCGGGGCCGTTGCAGCTGGGCGAAAGCCCTGATCTGCCCAACCTCAATTTCGAAGTCAGCTTCGGTTTCAATCCTGCCGGTGGTGATGCCAATCCGCCGGACGTGATCGCCGACTTCCTGACCAATAGCAAATACGGCGTGGGTCTTGCGGCGACTTATCTCGACGACAACCTCAGCTACTCGAATTATTGCCAGGGCACCGGGCTGGTGTTCTCGCCCACGGTGTCAGATCAGAAAGCGGCGTCGGACTATCTCAAGGATTGGATGCTGGCGACGAATAGTGAATTCGTCTGGTCAAGCGGCGTGCTCAAGGTGATCCCGTACGGCGACCAGGCGGTGGGAAGCTACGTGCCGCCCGCGATCATCTATGCGATTTCCGACAATGATTTCGTCAGCAGCGGCAGCGGCTCGGGCGCGCCGATCAGTGTCACGCGGGCGCGTATCGAGGACGCGGCAAACAGCATTCAAGTTGAATTCCTCGACGGCGCGGCCGACTTCAATCCGGCGATCGCCGAATGGAAGGATGATGCTGCGATCTTCACCTACGGCCTGCGCAGAAAGGCGGTGCGTCAACATCACATGTTCACCAGCTCCAGCGCGGCATTCATGTCGGCCGCGCTCGAAGGAGGCCGCGAGCTGATCCGCAGCCAATACACGTTCACGACGCAGGCGGCTTTCATCCTGATCGATCCGATGGACATTATCGAAATCACCGATCCGGTCTTCGGCACGATCGTCGTGCGCGTAATCGAGATTACCGAGCAGGACGACTATACGCTGCAATTCGTCTGCGAGGACGTCTTGCAGGGCACGGCGGCATCGCCGCTCTACGGCGCACAGCTGGGCTCGGGCTTCCTGCCCAATTACAACACACCGCCGAGCAGCGTGACGACGGCACAATTCTTCGAGCCGACCGATCAGCTGGCGGGCGCGCTCGAGGTGTGGGGCGCGGTCGCGGGCTTTGATCTGAGCACCTGGGGCGGCTGCGAGGTGTGGGCGTCATGGGACGATACCACGTTCGCCAAGATACCCGACACGATCATCGGCCCGTCGCGCATGGGCGTGTTGACGGCATCCCTGGCGGCTATCCCGAGGCCAACGCAGGGGCCGTCGCTCGATCACGTGCATACGCTCGCTGTCGATCTGAGCATCAGCCACGGCTCGCTGTCGTCGGGCTCGCCGAATGACAACCTGGCGTTTGGCTCGTTGATGTGGGTCAACGGCGAGCTATTGAGCTTCGAGACGGCGACGCCGACCGGCACGTACACGTTTGACCTGACGGATCTCAATCGCAACGGCTTCGGCACCGGCCCGGCCGCGCATGTCGCTGGCGATCCTGTCGTGCGCGTCGACCAGGGCGTGTTCAAGGTGCCGTTTGATCCCACGCGCGTCGGACAGACGCTGTATCTGAAATTCCTCAGCTTCAACCAGTTCGGCGGGGCGAAGCAGGGCCTCGCCGACGTTGGCTCGGTGGCATATGCGATCCAGGGCACCGCGCTGACCAGCCCATTGCCGGACGTGGTCAATTTCACCAGCTCATACGTAGGCGACATCACCTACCTGGATTGGGACATCGTCACGGACTTCCGCTCGCCGGTCGAGTACGAAATCCGCAAGGGCATCGCCTGGGACAGCGCGCAGTTTGTCGGCACCTACGCGCACCCGCACGTCCCGGCTTTCGGCGATGCGACGTATTGGATCAAGGCGGTTGCCCAGCCTGTCGCGGGTCTGATCGTTTATTCGGCCGAGGCGACGACGATCGGCATCAACGGCTCGGTGATCCCCGGCAACATCCTCGCTGCCTATATCGAAGACCCGGCTGGGCAGAACTGGCCCGGCGATCTGAGTGGCCACGTCTACAATGATGGCACGTTCATCAATACCGTCATGGGAACGGAGGTTCTGGAAAACACTACTGGGATCGTACACTTCAACGGCGCGGACGGGGTATCGCCCTCTTCCTTTGGCGAGGCGGTGAACAGCCTTAATTTCAGTAAACTCGGCAATGCTCAGTACGACAGTGGGCAATTCAAGTTCGGCCCGACATCGCTGTTGCTGAACCCGGCCACCAACGACAGCCTCTCCAACGTCAGTCCGCCGGAATTTGAGTTCGGTACCGGCGACTTCACGATCGACTTCTGGTTCCGAATGACCAGCTTCGCGGACGGCATGTCGCCGTACGAGGACCGCGACGGCTCACAGGGCCCATACATCTCGGTGCAGTGGCGCGACACCGGCGGCGGCAATTTCGTCCTGTGCTACAAGCTCAACTCAGCGGACCAGATCACCGGCACGACGGTGCTCAACACGGGGCAGTGGTATCACTTCGCGCTCGCACGTGCGGGCGCGAATACAAAGATGTTTCTCGACGGCACGCAAGAGGGCTCAACCTTCGTTGACACGACCGACTTGCAGCAGGAAGGAATATTCAACCCGTTCATCGGCGTGAACTCAATTTCCTCCGTGTACTTTGACGGTTGGATTGACGAGCTGCGCATCGTCAAGGGCAGCGCGCTTTGGACGGCAGATTTCACGCCGCCGACCGCCGCGAGCAGCGACGGCGTCGGCTGGTACACGATGAAGACTGCGAACATCGTCAACAACCAGCGGCTTGCGCCCTGCCTGGTG